AAGAAACCTTCCACGAGTCCCCACCCCTTTAAGGCTGGTGGGGCCGCCGTGTCACAAAACTTTAAGGAGTCGTAACACAAACAGAATCATCGTTGACAATTCTGGGCTTCATCTGCGTTGAGTAACGCAGCGTAAAAGGCCGCGCGGAATCACTTCCACGCAGCGCCCCAATCATGTACACCAAGGGATTTCCCTCGGGTACGGGACGGAAACAGGGGTCGATGGAAGCGGAAGCGTGAAGAATCACGTATTTCCAGCTTTGAGTCCATCGATTCCACCCTGTATACTTCCCTGCTAAGAAACAATCGAGCGGTACCCAAAAGGCACCGTCGATCATTTCACATACTTCTCTTCGTGTCCTAGAATGTCCCGCAGCAACCATTTCTGGTCGGCGGTCATCTCGTCTATCAGCCGATTCTCTTTCCAGGGATTCGGGTGGAAGACGGTCAGGAAGGCTTGGGCTATGCCAGCTGCCTGCGGACTCATCGGCACCGAAACGATAAACACTTTCGCTGCCAGATGAGACGCCGGGGTCCACGTAACTGAGCAACCTAACTGAGTACGGCACGCTTCCGAAAAGGAAGTTGCGTATTCCAGTGAAGTAGTCACGTACGTGAGCCTCGCGGCGGAGAGATTGATTATGTAAGCCATAGATGCGCTCCCATGAGTTAAGGGGCCCATCTATGAAGATTGGGCGAACATTTACACCGGCAAACCAGTCGGTGCCACATGACTCGCGAAAAGGACCTTCAGAGAAGGTCTTCCGCGAGTTTGGGAGAAATCCAAGCCGGCCAAGCGAAAGCATGACGTCGTCGAAGATCTCCTTGCGGACGATGATATCATCGCCGTACACCCGATAATCGGGTGTGCAACCGCGCATTACTGCGACGGCGTGGCAAACAGACGCAAAAAGTAGCGTCTGTAACGGAAAGCAAAAACCGTTTCCCATGCTGACGAACTTGTGATACTTGCGTATCACTCCTTCGTCTTCATAGTAATGACATCGGACGGCGTCCAAGAGGTCCCCCCACTCCGGGGGAACGAGCTCGAGGACCAAATCTGATGCAATCGTATCTGACGCCGATGACAAGTCGATCGTACAGTACGGATTCCCTAATTCGACGCTTCCGCGCCGTGCAAGTTCCTGGTTGGGTTCTTGCTTGCGTAGATCGAGTCCAATCTTTAGCAGTTTCCTGCGTATGATTGTATCGATCCCTTTTTCAAGGAAGGAATTCAGAAACGGTTCAACCGCGATCGACCGTGAGGTCTTAGCGGTTTTCGGTACGAAACTCAATTTATTGTAGCGTACCCAACTAACCCGTTCACGGACAACATCAGCTAATTTATCATAGTCGATGCAGAATATCTGCTGGCCCTCACGGGCGAGCAGTAATTCAACCATATGGAAATTATTCCTAATGGCGGCCAGGGCGTAAGGAAAAGCGCGAGGGGACACGGTCCAGCGTTCGGCGGATAATTTCCGCGCTACGTTGGTAGCATTACCGTGTATCCCGATAGCCGCGCCACCGGTTATGTCGCATGATCTATAGATCTGCGGAAGATTCGGTGTCGGTCCTAGGACAGACATGATGAATCCGCGCATGTGATAGAGCAAGACTCCATCACGATCTCGGCCTGTCCGCTTCACAGCGGCTAGGCGTTGGTTGTATCGCTTGCACCGGTGTTCAGCCGATGCAAAGGTAGCTCGAGCGGTTGCGTCTGGCGTATAGCCAGTCACACTATCGGGCAACGGATACTTCCGGATCAATGCAGCCAACTGATGCATCCTGAAGTGCTCATCAGGCGACCCATACTTCGTGTGGGTCATAGCATCAGCCCAGTCCATCAGTGACCGATACTCTCCTAACCGAAGGTCGAGGAGAACACGTATCTTAATCACTGTCGGATAAGGATTTTCCGTTACTGCTAAAACCAGGACCTGCTCCCAAAGGGAGATCGGGTCCGGGAGTCGCGTATGGCGTAACGCCAGACGGAGACGTTTTAAAGTAAACATATGGTTCCTTTAAGAGGCGTTTGAACACGGGCAAATTTGCCCCGTCCAGGACAAATACGCAGATCATCGTTATAACGATAATCCACGATATTGGTAGGGACTTCATTTGCAAATTGACGATGCCGCGTGACTACGCGGTCAAATCGCCAGATTTTGCGAGGTCCTTTACCCACTGCTGCCCGTAAGCAGCAGCGATGTCCGCAAGCGCCGTATCAACGTCCGCGGACGCCGCGCCGACCGGCACGTTCATGCTGATATCGATGGTCAAAGGACCACTGGTAGTCAGCGCGCCCGTGAGGGTAAGGGTACGGGAAAGCTTAACCCGCGAACGGCCAATCCCGCTAAACTCTTTGGTCGCCTTCGGCATCGTTCGATACAAATCAAATTTGTCGAGCGTAGTGAAGGTATGAGCCGGCCCCAGGTATGGGGCGGAGTTCGGCGAGGACGGAACGTCAGCGGTATATGCTTTCGTATTTACGGTGATAGTCATTTGGGATTCCCAATAGATTGTCTGTAGAATACTACAATATCTCTCAAAGAGGAGAGAACTCTGGTGCGCTCGACCTTATAAGGGCCGGTTAAAGGGTAATATCCCCGCACTCCTTCAACCATACCACTTCGACGCCGCATGGGGGCGGCCTACTCTTCGAGAAATCGAATCGGAGGCTTCCTTACCCATGCTGAATGCGTTGCGGAGCTTTTGGTGGAAGATGGCAGTGAGGTCGAGTAATTTCGGAATCTCACTGATGGTATTAACAAAATCTTGTTTCAATACCAGATCCGGAAGAGGTACATGTGGGGTACGAAAGTACTCTACCAACGTGTACGTGTCAGGGCTTTTGCCACCGGTAACGATCTGACCTGTCTGCCAATCGGGATTGGTTTCGTGCCAGTCGCGAAACGAACGACTAAGCTCGTGGGTAATCTTCACAGATTCCCACTGGCCCAGACGATTCGCACCGGGAACGGGGGTTAGCGCGGATATGAGCTGTCCAACGTTAAGACCCCAATCGACGACAAACGAGAGCGGAGCCAGAGCCCACAGCGATGCTGGGACCTGTCCGAGCTCTAGTCCCCACTTAGTACGGGCGTCTGAGTTCAAATCGAACTCGTAGAGATACCCGACGTTGGCGGAGACATTACGTTTATACTCGTACGATTCCAGGTGTTCAATAGAACCGGAAGAGGTAACTACCTCCCACGAGTCACTGAAGTCCTGGTGCTGTTTCGCTCGAAATGTTTGACGTTTCGGGCGAGGGACAGCGCGTTCTCTGATATTTTCGAGAGCGGAGGTAATCTCCTGAATCATAGGACGCACACCGTATCGGAACTCGAGATATAGGTTCTCGAGCTCCTTAACGATTTTAGCGTCATCAGGATCTAGCCTCCCTTTTCGCTTATCCTTCACAGGGTAGAACGAAAAGCGGGGCCGTTTCTTTTCCTCACGGAATAGGCGGCCAATGCGCCACTCGAAAGCGCTCGCTAACTTGAGGGCCCCTTTGAAAGGGTTCCTCAAATAGGTGAGCGACTCTCGGAGTTCGCCAAGCGACACAAGACCCGAGAAATCGGGCCGAGCGACGCTGGCAAGCGCACGTGTGCGGGCTTCCGCCAGCATACGGGAGTAATCCGGAATGGATCTCCCATACAAGGCACTCAGGTCAAGAACATAAGGTTCGAGTCCCGAGTTGATATTAATAAACTCCTGCGACATAGTTTGTAGGGTGACGGTGTTGGTTGCCCTTACGGTCAAGACACCAGTCCCCCACGAACGCGTTTCAGAAACGCGTCGCATCGGATTATTAATAATAACGCCTTGGTTCTGCAACTTCTTAAACCCAGGTGTAACATGGTCATCCATGATCACCTTAGTCCCTACTACATTATTAATCAAGGTGTAATAAGTAGGCGGGGACGGTTTGGGATTAGGCGCTTCCCAGAGCGAATAGCCAAAAGGCAAGCTCTGGAACCCGCCGACTTCCCGATGACGTTGCATGAACTTCACACTTTCTCGAAAGGAGGAGTATTGTCGCCGGATGCGACATTAAATAACATCCGTAGGGATAACCCCTACAGTAAGGCCGGAAG